AGAACAAGGACGACTGTGAGGCGTACCGTGCGTAATATAAGGCGTACGGTTACGAAGATGAAGATGGCGAGGTTTGCCAATCTTAAGGGACAATATGTGTTCCCTTTGCAAACGAATGTTGCGTTGCCTCTGACAACCTTTGCTGGTCCATACAATCAAACGGTTGGAACCCTCACACTGACGGGTCTGTGTCCGTCGGTCGTGGGATGGAATGTGATCGATCAGCCAAATGCTAGTGCGCTGAGGGTAGCTTATGATTCGACTGCTGTCGAAGCGTTGCCATGGGTTACCAGTGGCATTAACGAGATGCGATTGATTACTTGGAGTTCCGATGCTGCAACCGAACAGTTGCGGTTCAGGCACGAATTAACCTGGGATATTTGGTTTAAGAACAACACGAATTCGGTGTCCGAAATCGATCTCTATCTGTGCAAGTGCACCGATAGCACTGGATTGAATCCGGTAGGAGAAATTGCGGCGTTGAGGAACAACAACTACTCGGTAGCTGTAAGTCCCACTGTACCAGTGGATCCGCAGTCTATGAATTTGGATTTTGATCAGTATTTCTCTGTCGAGGTGACCGGAGGTCAAAAGAGGAGATGGTCCATCGAGAAGAAGGTGAAGATGGTGTTGAATGGGGGCGATGAAAGCAGACAGTTTCTGAGCTACAAGTGTACTCTGCCGTACTCGGATACGGTCGGACAGACGGCGGAAAATTACATGAAGGGCATGTGGTCACTATTTGCTCGTATTCAGGGAGGATTGATTGTCGATGCGACCAATCCGTCATTGGTATCAATAGGAGGGTCCAATGTAGCGTGTTGGATGTCCCGCTCACATAAGATGTCGGTGTCGAAGAACCAGTTTAACAATGTTAACAGGTTGAGTGATATCACTTTGCCGACGATTACGACGGCGAATGTCGGTACGGTCAGTAGCGTTAGTGCGTTAGATATGTAAGCAAGTAAATTTATTCATAAATCTCATTAATGAGCCCACCAATCACTATTGTCCCACGGAACCTCTCCCTGACCCTCTGGTCCGTGGTTTGGTATCGCTGCTCCTGCGATCTCGACTGCGATGTCCTCTGGAGCTCTGCACTGGAACGTCCTAAGGCGTCTCTCGATGGCCATATCATCCGCTGAATAGATGATACCGTGTCTCTCGTTCGTGGTGAAGATTTTCTTCGTACCCGCTGGGATATTCGCTGTCTGGTACCTGCAGTGGATCGAACGTGGGTTATCCGTATCTAGGAGATGGATTTGTGCTTCTCTATGGAGATGCTTGATGCTGAAATCGTCGAAGATGATTCCATCGTGGGTTGCCTTGTCGAACTGATGTAGGTCGTCCATATGGCACACGAAGAGCGCGTTCGGCAGTAGCGCTCTAGCGTAGCAGGTCTTCCCGAGGCCTGACTCACCCCACAGGATCACAGCTTTAACACCCAGTGTTGCTTGAATCTCCTCCGTGTTCCAATGCGGGTATTCCTCCAAGGAAAACGTCTTCAAAGGACCACACTTCAGATTGGGACTGGTGTTCTGATAACACTGTTTGATCCCAGTAGAATACTTGATCATTATCTCCGGGTGCTCCTCCCAGAGCTGCTTCATGGAGGATCCTGATGCAATATCCGCAATGACGCTCGAGAGATCCGTGCGTGCACCTTGCTTCATCGGCGTACCGAATTCCAGAAAGATCCCATCCTTCGAACAGTACGTCTTGTTCTGCTCCACGCTCCCGTGAGCAATCTCTACGTGGGGTTGTCCACACCCCCAGGCTGCTGCTAGTTTCTTCGCCAACGGCACTACGAAACGTTTGGTCTTGGTCTCCAAGTACACTTGAAAATGGGGCGTCCCCGAAGCTCCAACTTCCTTCCCAGCCACGAGATACTCCATGAGATCGTCCTTGAATAGTCCTTCGAGGCTGCATGCTGCTGGCGGGTTGTTAACGGTAACGCAGAAGCGGCGCGAACGCATTAATTAATGGTCGGAGCGGAAATGATTTTCGGAACGGCTAGGAAAATCTTCGGGGATTTATTTTTTTTTAATTTCCGAAAGTGAAACGAGGGATAACTCTTAAAACCGGAGGTCGCCTTCTGTTTCGGTAAGCTGTGCAGTGAACAAACATTTAACATATATTGGGGGGAGGTGCGCTAGCACCTTTCGGGGGGGCACCCCCCGGTTAAGACCCCCGGGGGGGTCTCGCGTAACCTATAAATGGCAAGCCGTTTCACTCACTTGTGGACTAAAGTACAGTATTACCTTTAGTCCACCTTTAGCCTTTTTCATAACCTCTAGCCTTTATGACAAAAAAAGGGAAAGTGGAAACATAAATGATGTGCTCATTGTTTATGCTCAATGCAGTACTTGCCACCATTGTACAAGTATGCTCCCTATATCCGTGCTGCGGGTACAGCGGCCGCCGGTACTCTAGGGAGGCTAGCAGCGGGTACAGCCGCAGCGTCTCTGGGAAGAGCTGTGACGGGGCGTGCCAGACGACCTGCTGCTGCTCCCAGGCCATCTACTCGAAACGTTAATGGAATGGGTTCGAGAACATATACCCCTGCCAATGGTGGGTATGTCCGTACTAGTGGAAGGAATAGAAGGGTCATTAGGAGGCCGGGTCGTAGGCCGGGAAGGACCAGGAGGACGAGGAGAACAAGGACGACTGTGAGGCGTACCGTGCGTAATATAAGGCGTACGGTTACGAAGATGAAGATGGCGAGGTTTGCCAATCTTAAGGGACAATATGTGTTCCCTTTGCAAACGAATGTTG